TGAAATAGAGACGTGGTATTTCCTTAAGATCGGTGATAAAGGAATAAATAGAGGTAACCTTATGCAAAAACTAGTTGCGAAGGGAGATAAAATATGTTATAATGTTCTTTACGCCAATTTAAAGAAAGAGAAAGCCCTGGCATATGAGAGATTCCTGAGACCTTTTCCTAACTATCTAGGAGAGGATCATAACTCTATGAATTGGAATATAAAGAAGGGAGGTGGGGGATGAACGTTTATATTGATGGAGATATACTGGTACACCGTTGTGTTTGGAACTCGGATAAGAGCGGTACTTACAACGACTTAACTCAAGCGAAAGAAAAGGTTTTAAATCTGGTAGACACTGTAATGCACGAGACCTTAGCTGAGAATGGTAAGATCGCTATCAGTGGTAAAGGTAATTTCCGAAGAGATATTTTTCCTGATTATAAAGCTAACAGAAAGAAGGAAGAGGACCCCGAAGTAAAAGAATTATTCTCAGGAACCTATAAGTTCTTGGAAGAGGAACTGGAGGCCGTACCCGCCGTTGGACAAGAAGCAGATGATTTACTGGCGATATGGCATACAGAAGAGCCAGGGATCATTGTATCTATCGACAAAGATATGTTACAGGTCCCTGGTACTCACTTCAGAATGCTTAAGAAATGGAAGTACGAAGAGGTAAATGAAGAAGAAGCTAACTTTTTACTTCATAAACAAATACTTATGGGTGACACTGCAGATAATATTAAAGGTTTACCCGGTATAGGTCCAAAGAAAGCTGAAGCTTTATTGAAGGGCAGAGGAAAAGATTTAAAGAAAGCAACAATAAAAGCGTGGAAAGATATCTACGGGAAGGGATGGGAAGAAGAACTACAACTAACGACAGACCTTGTGTACCTTAGAAGAAAGGAAAATGACAGGTACTTAATACTGTAGCCAGAAAGGAGAAACAATGGCTAAATTTTTAAGGCATGGACCATGTAGTATATGTGGTTCCAGTGACGCCGTAGCTCACTATGACGATACCGCACCTAATAAATGTATGGCTTGCGGTGCATTACATAAAGATGAGAATCATCAAGAAGAAAGGGAGAACATGAATACAATTACAGAAGACTTACCATATAGTACTGTTAAGACCAGAAAGATTTCCAAAGATATCTGTGAGAGATTTAAGGTGGTCAGCAGTGTGGATCAACACGGAAAAACAAACAAGGTATACTATCCTTATTTTAAAGGGAAGAAAGTTACGGGACAAAAAGTAAGAGAGTTTCCCAAGGCTTTTAAGATACAAGGCAGCCTTGGAGATGAACTCTTTGGTCAACACGCATTCGCCCCTGGTGGTAAACGCCTGGTAATAACAGAGGGAGAAGAGGATGCTCTCGCCGTAGCGGAGTGCTCCAAACAACACTATAATATGATTTATCCTGTTGTGTCTATTGCCAGCGCTAATAACCTGAAGGCTGCCATAGAGCAAAGGGAGTGGATAAGATCTTTCAATGAAGTAATACTCTACATCGAAAGAGATGATGCCGGTAAGACGGCCATAGAGAAACTCGCTTCCATTATTGGTTATGACAAAGTAAAAGTTGCTACCTCCGCTAAGAAGGATGCCAGTGAAGAGTATACTACCCTGGGCAAACGCTCTGTCATGGAGACTATCTGGAATGCTCAAGTGTATAACCCTCAATTCATTCTCAGTGGAGAAAAGCTATGGAAAGCCGTAGAGGACTACGACAAGATAGAGTCTAAACCTTTTCCTGATTGTCTGCCAGGGCTCAATGATAAGCTCAAAGGTATGAGGCCAGGAGAAATTACTCTGTTTACTTCAGGTACAGGTGCAGGAAAGTCTACGTTACTAAGAGAAGTTATACTTGAAATAGTACAGAACACTGGAGATAAGGTAGGGCTCATATCATTAGAGGAGTCTCCCGCAGAGACCGCGAAGAAGCTTTCTGGTATGATTATTAATCGTAATCCTTCCAGTGAAGATGTCCCGCTAACTGAATTGAAGAAAGGCTTTGATAAAATATTCGGTGAAGACAGGATACTGGTACTGGATCATGCCGGTTCTATGTCAGAAGGTATTGTTAATCAGCTGGACTACATGGCCCTCCGAGGATGTAAGTATCTCTTCATAGATCACATAACAATTCTTGTGTCCGAAGGAGCTGAAGGTCTTACGGGTAATGAGGCAGTCGATAAGATAATGAATGACCTCCTCAGGATCTCTAAGCAGCATAACGTGTGGATAGGGCTTATATCTCATTTAAGGAAGATGTTGACAGCAGGTAAATCCTTTGAAGAAGGGATAATGCCTACTGTAGATGACATAAGGGGTAGTGGTTCTATTAAACAAGTATCACATGACATTATAGCTTTTGCCAGGAACATAGCCAGTGACGATGAAAAAGATCGTAACATAATAAGCCTGAAGGTACTCAAGTCTCGTTATACAGGTAATACAGGACCTGCAGGTGCAGTCAAGTATATACCAGAGACAGGTAGACTAGAGGCTATTGCTCAAGACGCATCTTTCTGAAAGGAGAAATCATGAGTGGTATAGAAGAAGTAGCTAACTACCTTAGAGATAGGGTAGAAAAAATAAATCCAAATAATCCTAAAGCTAACTCAGGAGCAGTCCTATTAAGGTTCTATACAAAGTTTAACGATGAAGCAGAGAAGGTGGTATCAATGTCTGCTGACATTATACAAGCATTCTTCTCACGGGATACCCGGGCCGTACCAGCAGGAAAGGCTAAGCTAACTGCTTTATCTACCCGTATAGGTAGTGTTCTTGTGAATTATATTACAGAAGAAAAGCTATCTTGGCGTAATGAAATTTGTCTTGGTGATTTACTCATAGAGGGTTTCTTACAAAAAGGTTATCTGAAAGTCTACAGGGACCCAGGGTTCTCTGAGCTGGATAGGGACGCACCCTTTATGGTTGAACCCACAGCAGGCTGGGCTGAGATAAACGTAATACCTGTGGTAGAAGACAGGGACGTACTCATCGCAACCCACCACACCGAACCCGCAAGGATAAGATCCCTTTTCAGAGGTGGTAGACCAATAATAAAGGGATGGGATGATGACAGGGCTCTCCTGTTCAAAAGTTTAACCAGAAAACCTTTTGTGCAGGCAGCGGATAAGCTGGAGAATCAACCCTGGAAAATAAACAAGAGACTATACGATGTAATTAACAATAGACTCTTGGATATCCTGCCGGTAATCCCTGAGATGCCCGAAGAGGGTTCTAAACTTGATCTTAAGAATGCTTACAAGGCAATGAAGGCCAGGGACACTAAGAAGAATAAAGATAAGTACAACAAGACTGCTGCTCTGTGGAATAAGAAGTTATCAGTATTGCGGGCCATGTCCAAGAACAATGAGATAAGAATAACTCTGCGTAAAGCAGAAGCCATGCTAAACATGGAGGAGTTCTTTCAATCCATTGAGTTTGACTACCGAGGGCGTATATACTATCGTGAACCTTTTCTTAACTACCAGGGCTCTGACATGGCAAGAGGACTTATGATGTTCTCCAGAGGGAAGCCGCTTAATGAGGAAGGTCTGCGTTACCTTAAAATTCATACGGCTAATTCCTTTAATCAGACCTACGAAATAAATAAAATACCCTCTTGGACCGAATGGAACTACAAGGAGTTCATGGAACAACAGGGTATAGATAATATTTCAGTGGACAAGATGTCTCTCAATGATCGTGTAATGTGGTGTGAAGAAAATGCAGACATGATACTGGACACAGCCAAGAACGAAACCATACATGACTGTGAAAAGCCTTTCGTATTCCTGGCCTGTGCATTTGAGTGGGAAGGAGTAGAGAATGACGATGCCCATGAGATCTGTATACCATGTCCCATCGATGGTACGTGTAATGGATACCAACACTCCGCCGCCATAGCCAAAGATGATGACACAGGATTATATGTGGGTCTTCAGGATACTGATATTCCTATGGACTTATATATTCAGGTCTCCCGGGCCCTGATGGAAGACGAAAAGGATTTCTTTGAAGATAAAGGAATGACACTCTCTCAGGTACGTAAGGGAATAGCGAAGAGGGCTACCATGACTCGTGCCTATAGTGCAGGAGAGGATACTATAGCGGATAGTATGTTCAGTGACCTTTACCAGTACGGTTATGATACAAGATTCAACATATCCATGTTAGACTGCGAGCAGCTATCCAAGAAAATAGTAAAGGCCATTGCCAAGGTGTGCCCAGGGGGTCAGAAGACTATGAAGTACCTCCAGACCCTGGCAGCCTTTGAGCTGGGCATGTTCAATATGTATAATGAAAAAGGAGACAAGATATCCCTCATTCAGAGAAGAAGGGACTTTGATGAGGCTAAGAAGATGAGAGCAGCTCTGAGAGATGATCCGGATAATGAGGATCTACTCAAGGAACTGAATGACTTATCTCATGACATGACAACAAGAACTACTGTCTTGGAATGGGGTAATGGAAATAACTATCTTGAATGGGTAGCTCCCTCAGGGTTCCCTGTGATTTACGAATCATACTTAACCCGAGCGGAGAAGTGTCTATCCACTTTAAGAGGAGTTGAGGGTGGTCAGAAGGGACAGCCAGGGCGCATACGTCATGTGGCTCAGGTATCTACTGATCATGCCGATAAGAGAGCCTTTGCAGCTGGTATATCACCTAACTACATTCACTCACAGGATGCAGCGCATATGGCTTTAGTAATCAGTAAGTGGGATCATACATTCGGTGCAGTGCATGATTCTTTTTCTACTCATCCCAATGATGTGGGAGAGTTAGCACTACTAACAAGGAGTGTGTTCAAAGAAATGTATGACATAGAAGATGTCTTCGAACACATTAAAGACAATCTATTAACGAACAAAGATAAGTGTGATGTAGAGGTGCCAGAGAGTGGTGATCTTGAAATAAGTTTAGTTACTGACTCTACTTACTTCTTTGCGTGAGGTAATCATGACAGACAAAAACTATAATTGGAGGTATCTCCAAGGAATGAAGACAGTTACGGATGATGTGTATTGCAAGACATTGGGACTTCCAACAACATTAGCTTATACTCCAGAAATAAACGAATGCTTTATAGCAGAACAATCCGATCCTGATAAGGCCAGACAAGAGATAAGAATACTCATGGCTAACAGAGGGATCTTACCAGAAGGATATTAATCATGGCAGAGCCACAAAGAAAAAACCATAACGTAGCTTGGATGATGGGCCAAGATATTGACGACTTAGAAGTATGTCAGAACTTAGGTATTGACCCTTCTCTTGCTTACACTCCTCAAATAAACAAAGCAGCAGTAGATGCCGTATATGTTAAGAATATAGAGGATGGTATGAAGTCTGGATTAACCAAAGAAAAGGCTGTAGAAAGAGCTAAGGAACAAAGAAATATAGCTCACAAGTTACATACAGAATTATCCAAGAAAAAATATGTGTAAATAAAAAACCCCAAGGACTTTAAAATCCTTGGGGTTATTTTTTTTATTCTAAGTTATTATTATAATTTGTTTGTTCACTAAGTTTTTCTATAAGTTTCTTTCTATTCTTATTATAGCCTTTAATAGTTTTTTCCATTTTATAAACTGCACCATCAATTATCTTTGAGTCTTCATCAAAGCCAGGTACTGATTCTCTTGGATCAACTCCCATAATATTATAAAGATTATACTTTTTCTTTTTTAACAAGTTTCTTTTATCTTCACTTAAGAGACCTTCTCTTTCCAACATAAGTACTAATAAACGCTTCATCTGTTTACCGCTGACTGAATAGTTTTTCCTACCACCCTCACCTGGAGGTCTGTAACCGTTGTTTATGGCAGCACGAATAGTAAGGCCATCCATCTTTTTCTTATACTCACCCCATTTCCTATTAGAAATACCGCTCTTTCTCTTACCAAAAATCTTTTCTCTGTCTAACTGCTCTGGAGAAAGGAACTCGTCTTTACTGACGTAACGATTATATATTTCGTCATAGTAACTGGTAACGCCACTCAGGTTCCTTAACTTACTCATATCTTTTTTAGGTTCTAAACTGGTAGTATAGGGTTCTACGTCACTGTAAGCTACTTCTGTACCTATATTAAATCGAGCATCATCAGGAGCTCTCAAAATAGGATTAACAACATCTCGATTCATTGTGTCTATAACTCTACTAAGGAAAGCCTTTCCACCTCTGGCAAAAACATTAGGTACGATATTATTATAAGCATTATTGAGTAATAAAACACTGTCAGCCGTAGAGATAATAGCATCGTGTATAGCTGTGGCTGAAGGCGGAGATAAGTTATTACCGTTAGCTATCATCCAAGCTAAACCTAAAGCTAAAGAATCCATATTCTGGATAGCTACGACAGGCAGAGCTCTGGATACTTGAGAGCCAAGAACCTTATAATGCTCTGTACCTTCCTCACCTCTCATAAGAGAGGGTATACTCCGAGGATCCAGAGTAGGCTCTTCGTCTCGCATTTTATCCGCTTCATCTTTTGCCTGCTCCGGAGGTAAGCCTTGACTAATCAAAGCTTCTTCTAACTGCATAGCACTTTCTTCTATCTGTTGTTTTCTTTCTGCAAAGGATGGTTGACCAGGAATATTTTCTCCTTCTTTCCATGCCTTATTTACTCTCTCAAGTTCATCAGTACGAGATTTTCTGGCTCGTTGATCTGCCACAGTCGGTGATGCACTTATAGCTTCCCTACCTTTTCTGAAAGCAGGATAAAACCAACCAGCCATTTCAGTTCCGGCTCTTTGAAGTTCATCTCCCACAACTTGTTCACTGGTAGTGTTATGTAACTCATCGATAGCAAGAGTTATATTCTCGCCAACGTAAAGACCATCTATTTCTGTGGGACCATCAAACGCACCCATCACAGAACCAACAGACTTCATAAGGTGTTGGTAACCCATAAGACCACTCATATGCTCTTGAGATAATTGAAGGTATACTTGAGATATATCCCTGATGAGAACATCCAGATCACCTTCATAAGCATTTAACAACTCTTGAGTATGATTAACACCGTAAAGACCTGCACCGGTTTTACCAAGCATAGTTTCAACTTCATCATACATATAACCAGGCCACTTACCATAAAGACCAGCAACAATTAATCCACCAACCACAGTTTTACTACCAAAGTCTCTGGCAGAGTTTGTAAAGTACTGAGCGACAGCATCATGCCGATCTCTATCTTTAGAATCATCGTTATTGAGAGTGAGCCTTACAGTTTCACTTATATTAGAGAGTAGTAAATCCCTGAGGTCATCTGCTGATACTGTTTCTCCATCCGAATTAAGCTTTCTTCTTGCCAAATCTTTCACAGTACCTAATACACCAGCAATACCACCATCTCCTGTTATAAGGGATTGCATAGCCGCATTGGACTGCCGAGCATCTTGTTCAATCTTAAAATTAAAAGCAAAGGTTTTATCTTCATTAGCTAGAGCCTCTTTAAGCTTGGAAGCATCCATAGCTATGCTGAGAGGATACTGCCATTCACCTTTTTTCTTAAAAATCTTTTTATCTATTGCGTCCAACTCCTGATACGCAGGCATTTTAGGTGTTTTATATTTCCAGGAAGGCTTACCGGGAACGTGACCTGGTTCACCTTCGTCTGGTTGAACTTTTTCCCAACGATCCATTTCAAGCGGATCTATTTTTCCTTTTTCAGGAGCAATCCAAGTTCTATAGTTAATACCTCTATCAGCCATTAAATCAAAAGAATTTATACCGTGTTCTATAGCTGCAGCCGGATTCTCTAAAGAAATAAGTGATTCTTTAATACCAAAGTCATGAGCTGTTTTACCCATAGAATAAAGGAAGCCCATGAGTTGTCTCTGTGAAGCAGGTAACTTATGTAAACTGGCGTTAATCTTCTCCCACTTCGCGAGACCTTTACCTCCAGGATTATAAAGCTTATCACTTATCTCTTTTATAACACGTAAGTCTCTGAATTCTTTTCCGGTTATATCTATAGGAACTTTCTTACCTACATTTAAAACAGTTCTTATAAGTCCTTTGTCATTGATGTGATTGAATAGTGTATCCATCACAAAGTAACGTCCTGTAGGACCTGACTTATACCATTGTAGGAAGTATTTTAAACCCCCTGCTTTCTGTTCTTTTAATTTTTGTATAATCTCAGATACTTTATTAGTTGCAGTGACAGCATGTTGATGTACCAAATCATCCGCATTTTTTCTTTCAATAATATCTTGATGTGGATCTGCCTTAGCTTTTCTATCTCTGGCAGAGTAAAGGGAGTGTGCTGTGTTGTCTAATTCGCCAATCAACTTAGCAAAAGGATGTTTACTACCTCCTGCTATACCATTCTTTTCAATATCTTCCAATACTTGTGAGAGTATTTGAGCTAAGATAGCCAACTGTTCTTCATCTATAGAAATAGCAGTTGTCTTTAACATGGAAAGAAGCGCCTTACTTATCGAACTTCTTCCGGTCATATCTTTAGATACTTTAAGGAACTTCTTCCAATCACCTCTATCATTTACATTGAAATCGTCCAGGACAGGGAAAGTAGAAGCGTTTACAGCAGAGTATTTTTTCTGTCTTAAAGATGGATTATAAGCAGTGGCTAACTCTGTTTGACTGATATTTTTTACACCAAGATTTTCTTTTATAACAGGAACTATATAACCACCTTTGGTACGACCCCAATAGATATAACCTCTTTCTGTGAAGTACCTTAAAAGAGATCCTGGTGCTTCCATTGTATTACTTCCCTTGGTCCCTGGAGCCAAGTGATCTCTTATAAAGCTATCTAACATATGAACAGTGCTATTGAGTATAGGTTGTTCATTCCTTACATTAAAACCTCTCTTTAAATTATCAATAGAAGCTTCTCTACGTTTATCAACGCCTTTAATATCTCCTGTTTCTTCTAATTGTTCATCTATACTCTTATCAAGTTCATCTTCCAGAAGAGCTTCTGCCTCCATTTCCTCTTGGAAGGTTGCTTCTGGTAAAGTAAGGAAAGCAGAGAGTGCTTGCTTATCTGACTTAATCATCCTTAAGTGATCAATTATACCTACCATACCACCGACCACAGTACTGGCAAAAAATTCTTTATTCTTTCTGGTAATACCGTAAGATTCTTCTATCACTTCCCAGTTAGTCTTTCTGGCTCTCTTACCAGGATTCATAGGATCATTTAAATTACTTTGTTCATCCAGAAAAGTATCTTCATCCGACTCTTTCCTTATACTTGGATTGATAGCTCTCTCAAGATCATTAGTCATATCGGTTAGACCATTGGCAGACTCTTGAGATAAAATTTTATTCTTACTCTTCTCCACTGACTTTTTAGTTTTAAGTTCTTTTCCAGGTCTGGCTCTGGGGAGTAATAGATCTCCATAACCAGCTAAATCACTGACCTCACGGAACCTGGCTATATTCTTCATGGTTCTTTCTATACCTGGTTCTCTTGTCTCAGTACCTGGTCTGAAATCTAAAGGTTGGTCAGGAGTCTGAGTTCTACCGTTAAGGTATTTCCTGTAACGATCCATACCATCTTGTACAAGGGTGGTTCCGTTTTTCAAATCGTCTTGTCTCATAGCGTCTAGTTCAACTATAGATAGATTGCCATAGTTAGAGGGATCAGCCCAAACCCCTGACTTATCATTTTGCATAGTCTTATAGTAGTCAAAAGCTTCTCGCTCTGTTACAGCCTGCTCTGCCCCAAGGTATAAGGGAACACGGGTATTATCCCAACCCCTGGTCTTATTCGCTTTAAGGTCTCCCATAGCAGCTTCTTTTTTAGACATAGGCCCTCTGAATCTATCACTGAGTTCTTCTTCTCTTCCCTGAGAAACCTTTATCAGTGCATCAGTCAACTGCCCCTGATTATAAGCTGCACTTTGAGGAGTTATACCATTTTCTGCCACAAAAATATTAGGGCTATCAGGAGTTTGACCTAACTCATCAACGGGGAATTGAACTCTGTTAGATTGAATATTTAATACCATATTATTTTCCTATACGATTAATTAATTCTGCAAGGGTTTCCCTGCTAGGTTTAATATCACCCGCAAAGGGAACTCTACGAGAGAGTATTTCTCCCAGGGATTTTTTAGAGGTAACGTCACTATGTATACTATTGAGTACAGGTGACTCACCAATCATTGATTCAAACATTGCTTCCAATGGTTGCATTCTACCAGCATTTCTGGCCATATCATTTATAAACTCAACACCCATTAAAGGAGTACCTCCCCAACCAGTGTAAGCAGCTGCCCTGGAGTAAGAGGTTCTTAACCAATCAGGTTCTTCCTCATCATCTTCTAACCAAGGAGCTTTCTCTCCGTATACTATAGCATCCTTAATCATTTGAGATAAGAAAGCCATAGCGTATGCCATCATAACAACTGTGAATACTTGTTTTGACATGGCAGGTTTACCACTCCTTATATAGCCACTCCAAACCCTGGGTATAACGTTGGCAGTAAAGTGAGAAATAAATCTTTTAAACTGAGTAAACAAAGCAAAGTGAGGATCTTCTATTATACTGGGAGTTGATCCTGGCTCAGGTCTTACGACAACTTCATCAGAGAATCGTATTAACCCTACCTGATACCAATCCTTTAACTCGGCTTCTTCCTCAGGAGTAAGCTTATTGTTAGTTTTTTCTGAAAGAGTATTAGCAAGTATATCTTCGTCAGTAACACCTTCACCAAGTCTCTTATAAAGATAGGCCAACCTATCAGGATCAAGACCATAGTAATTAAGGTGATCTCTTGCCTGACGACTACCGCTTGTTATGATAGGGCTGGAAGTTAAGCTTCCCACATAACTCTGACCTGTTTTTTCATTGACAACTAGTTGTATCATCTTGGCCAGATTATCCCAAGCCAGAGCACCTCTGCCTGCCCTTCCTGCGTTAGTCTGGTTTTCAACCTGATTAAAATTCCAGAAGTGATTTAAGAAATTCTTATGTGCGGGTATTCCGGTATCAGCACCCTCTAAATAAGAAATGGTTCCCTTAGGCGCCATTGTTCCTGCAAACACTGCTCTCTCAAAGTCTACATCGGTTTCAGCTAACTCTCTCTTCGTAATAATTTTACCTACACCAAGTGTCTTCTTAGCTCCTCTACCTAAATCATTAGCTACTTGTTTAACAAAAGTTTTTCCTACAGTTTTAGTATAAGTCCACATTTGTTTGGGCTCTAAACCTATAAGACCATTAGCCATCTCTGCCATGTTAGCAAAGAAATTAAAATCCATATATGTCAAGGTACTAAAGAATAAAGCGTTATCCTGAATATATCTTATAGTTTTATTCTTAATGGGTTTATAGGTAAAACGATTCATTTTCATAAAGTCAAGAGCCATACCAGCGTAATCGTACTTTTGTTGTTCGTTTATTTCTTTCTTTTTATACGCCGACTCTAGCATATTAGCTAAGACTTCTCCTTGTCTACCAAAACGAGATTCATAAACAATATCTTTGGAGAGGGATCTAACAAAGTTAGTGATATCCTCCCAAGGCTTCTGACTGAGATACTTTGCATAGGGAGTATTAACATTGAATACACCCGCTTTATCAAGCTTTATTCTATTCTCTATACTGAGATCTTCTCGCCTTATCTCATCAAGAATTGTGTCAATCTCCTCATCCTCTAGTGGTGCTATGTCTGCCGAGTCAATACTCTTGTCTAAATCGCTGTCACCTTCTTCCGATAACATAGTTTTAAAATTCTGATCTACCTTACGGTAATCTATATTTTTAGAAGAAAGGAAATAATCTCCATTAACAAGGCTATCAACTAAATCTTGATCAACACTTATGGTAGCTCCAAGGTCTCTTCTAGTTTTTATTTCCTTCTCAATCTCTCTACCTAGCTCCTTAAATCTTTCTTTTATTTCTACTATCCTATCAACAGTGGCTCGAGGTAAACCTTGTCTAAGTAGAACATCTTGATCTGTTCCCAAGTAGCCATAGAGCTCACCTTCTTTTATACCCAACTCACGAGACATAGCAGCCCTGCTTGGGATTAATCTGTTTAAATTAGAATCAACGGCTCTGTGCTCCTGAGCAGGACTAACGCCATTGAACATTTGTATGTGTCCCATAGCATCGCCTATCTCTTGTATAGTAAGGTTAGCTTTACCTCCTGCAGTGTCATAACTATCTGAGAGAAATCCTCTGAATTGCTGAACCATCCTTTTAGGGTTACCAAGCAAGGAGACAAAGTCTCTCCAAGTGGAACGTTTAGCAGCTTTATCTGCCATAACCTCAAGGGACTCAAGAGGTTCTCCATCATACTTACGTGCCACCTCCAGCTTACTTAATCTTTTACCATCATTATTATTTCTGTGTTGTTCTTCCCATAAAGAAACCTTGGTTCTCATCGCGGGATCTTCAGGAAGAGTGTCCCAAAGATATTGGTTGTGTTTATCCAGTTCTCTCATAGCGAAAGGAGCAGTAAAAGCACCACCAACAACACTACCCACGGCCCCAGCTTCTATCATGTTATAAACTAGTTGTTCATAATCCATATCAATAGAAGTAGTTGCAGCCAAACCTCCTTCTTCTATAGCCTGCTGAACAGACTCAGTAAATCCTTCCACTGCACCAGCTTTACCAGCTTGTAATGCAAGGTCTTTAAAGGTCTTTCTGGCAGCTAACTGTCTTATAGCAGAATCACTGAGAACCCCTGCAGTTTCTTGCATTATATTTTTAATGCCTTCTTTAAGTTCTTTTTCTGCTGTAGCTTTGTCCCAACCTAGTTTACCACCTTTTTCCTTAGATAAAGTAACAATATCCATATATTCTTTTTTACCGGCCTTTGTAAAAACATTTACATTAGCTAGTTTAGCAACACCAAACCTATCTGCAAGAGCAATCGGTATTGCTATAGTTGCAGCCATAAGAGGATCTTTTTCTCCTTCAGGTTGACCTTGGTATACTGAAGAAACAGCAAGCATAAACGCAGTTGAAGTCGCGGCACCAATAGCACCAATAGTAGCACCTGGAAGAGTACCGGCAGGACCAGCAATAGCAGTACCAGCGATAGCACCACCTTTACCTCCACCATAGCCTGCAGCAAAGATAACTCCCATCTGAGGAGTATACTGTACAATAGAGTTGGAGATAAATCTCAGGGCATCGTAAGGATTTCTTATAGACCAAAAGTCTGTTGTGTACCCTGCTTTTCTGATAGCTTCTTCGCTATCCAGGGACCAATCATCTCCCCAAGATTGTAGTGCCTCATTATTTAAACTGTCACCTAACCAGGCAGAGAAACCTCCCATGGAGTTAGATAACATATGAAGACTTTTCTCTCCAGAGTTAACTGTTTCTCCCCAGAATCCAGGTTTACGTGGTCCACCCTTAAGCATACCTCTGGATAAAGCTGCTGGTTCTCTGTTAACACTAACAGTAAGAGCTTCCTGAGTAGCTACCAAGTCTTCCATTAACTCTCGTTTTTTAACTTCATCGGTGGTATTCTTTAACTCACTATTTATCTTATTAATCTCAGCCTGAAGATAACTTTCTTCCAATCCACTACCATGAAATACTTCTTCCAAAGTACCTATAGTCTTAACGTCTTTGGCCATGTAAGGAGTAGATACAGCCTGAATTAACTCTCTTGCTCTATCACCTGAGGTTAACTCGGCACCACCTTCACTAACACTATCTGCAAATTCCCCGATAGCTCTGAGAGAATTCTGTTGTTTAGTGGTGAACCTACTACTATTAACTATTCTCTCTGAGTGAAGATAGTCGGAAAGTCTTTCTCCTCTGGCATTAACCAGGTCCATAATTTTTCTGTCGTACTTATCTGTGGTTTGCCCAGGTACCTCAGCTAGCCTATTAAATCCACCTTCTCTTATAACTTTATTGATCACTTGTTTATGTGCAGGGCCAGAGAAAGAACCAAGGTGTAGCTCACCAAACTCTTCTCCAACACGAGAGAGTTCTCCAGCATCATAGTTGGGTAGCCTTACTCTCTCACCTGTAGCTCTATTTATAATGGTGTCACCATCATACATATAGTAACTCTGACCATCAATCAATAAAGGTTCAGGGCTTTTTACCTGAGAACCATAGGTACCTCCGGATAAGGGGGGTGTTTCAACAACAGGTTCTTCTGTCTTTACAACTGAGTTACCATAGATACCCATGAGGTTAACCTTTCGAAGTATAAAATTCTAAATAAACCATTTTCCAGTAAGGATTAGGTAAAGCTTTTAACTTGATTTTAATATCATTATCAATAGCTGCTTTATCTATGTCGGCATCCACCTCTTCGTTCTTGATATCTTTAACCAACTTCTGAGGTACTGGAGGTGTAGCTTCAGGGTTTCCAGCAAGAAAAGTATCCACTGTCTGGATATGTTTAGTAACTGTTTTAGGATCACCACCAAAGTCTTCAACCATTTTGTTTATATCTTCCTGATTAAAATCTTTAAGTTTATCATTATCTGGAAGATTTATTGGATCTATAATTAGAGAAGCCATAGCCGATTCAAGATCTGTATTTAAAGACTCTTGCTCCAGGTTATCAGGTGTTATCTCTAACAGTCTGGTTACCATACTAAAGACTCTGTCAGGGCTCACGTTATACTTCTCAGATATAGCTTTGATTTTCGTTCTGAAAGCAGAAGCACTGCTGGTATTATAGTGTCTACTTAATTTCTTATAATCTGTATTCTTATTTTTAGTGTCTAACTTATCCTCAGTCTGATAACCTTTAAAATCATTGGCATACTTATTAAACATGTTATCGTAATGTATGTCAGCTTTATATTCTTCTACCTGATCCATAGGTATTTCTCTTATTTCACCTGTGTCTGGATCTTGCCACACATAAGCATTCTTTTCTTTATGAGGTGCCATTATCATATTGTTTAAAGGATTAGTACCTTTGATATAGTAAGGCTTACGTTTACTCAGATCACTCATCATTGCCATTTGATTATACAGAGAAGGATTCTGCGTATCTGTCAATAACATATTAAGGGTTGTAAAATCCTGTGCCCTTACAGCAGTATTTATTAACTTAGAGCCTGACCTGGTAAAGTATCCATCTTTCAACTTTTGTTTAGCTTCATCTGTCATGGCTTTCAACATATCACCCTGAGCAGTAGCTTGGGCTTTAGCCACAGCAGTTCCTCGGGCAGTCGCTCCTTCTATAACAGCTTTACCGGCCCAACGAAGAGACCCTGCATGGCTACCACCTGTAAGTCTACCACCAACGTAGTATAAAAGAGTTTTATAGAGGTCTTGTTTATTGAATCCCAGGTTCTTTTCTATCCAATCAGTAACATCTTTAAATTTAAAAGCATTAGCATCAGCGTATTTCTTAGCGTCTGTTACCACTCTTTCAAGCTCGTCTCTGTCCAAATCAAGCATTCTCTGCTCCAGGAGATCGTCTTTAGGTAGTTCATTGATAGTGTTATTTTGTTTCTCTGTATCTTCTATAGTATAACCCGGTACTTCCCAAGTATCAGGACCTACCTGAGGATCCTTCCAAGGTACTTTAGGTCCTTGCTTATTTAAAAGATTCTCCATTTCAAAATAATCTGGTGGAGTCCCAGGTTGTTTTGGTTGTACTTCCTCTTTTTTATCATCAGCATTAACAGCTTCATTAAGTGATTCTCTCCAAGATTCAGGGCTCCATACATCCTTTATACGCTCCCATAATCCTGTATCATCCTTAGATTCAGGTAAAGAGAAATCAGAACCATCATTAATGTACTGTTGAGGTACAGGTGCTTTTACATTAACTTCGTCTAAAGCCATATCTATACCTTCTTCAAGGTCTTGTCTATTCTGTCGTTCTCTACCTAAGTCTATCATTTCTTTTATTTCATTCATAAATTCAGGATCTTGCGCTACCTCCCGAGGTATCACAGCTTCTCCTGGGGTTAACATAGCAGGCACAGTATCTGATTGTGGGCCTGAGTTAATATTTCTTATGGGAGGGACGTCTATCTTCTGACTGGCAGGAGGTCTTCCACTGAACTGGCTGCTTGGGTTCATATTCATATGACCCACCTGTGCATCAATATCCTTCAGGATACTGGGGGAAATAGAAGCTATAACCTGTTCGTTGGTAGCTTGAGGGAATCTTTTTCTGAAACCTTCTATACTATTTTCTAACATAGCGTCGTGCTGAGATCCCCACTGACTTCCGAAAATAGCGTTATTCAGATAAGGATCTACTCCGGTAGTACCATCGGCATAACCTAAAGCACCTCTCATTTGTCTACCTATTTGTCTACCTCCGCGTTTGATTGCATCCATAATACCTCTGTTTTCTTGTTTAGTAGGGGTCATAGTAGGTGCTATTTTAGCAGGGACAACCTGGGTAGCCCGCGGATTAGAGCCAAAGAAAGAAGAGAAAGGTAACTCACTGGGTACTTCCCAGTTATCCGGACCGGAACCTCTGGGGTCTGACCAGGGTAATCTAGGTCCTTGCATGGGAGGTACTTCTAATTCTGGAGTATAACTTGCATCTTGATTAACCATATCTCTTAAGTATACTTCTCTGGCAGCCGAATCATAATCAGTAACACCAGCTCCAGCTCCTACTCCAATGCCATCTCCTGATAGTTCACCTTCTCTGCCTATAGTACCTACCAGAAATTCTGGCATTAAAACTTTCTCTTGTTTATAAATCGG